TCTTTAAAAAATAAAGAAATATCTAATGAACAACAGTTTAAGGATAGATTTAAAAATATTTCACAAGTAGTAGATAAAAATCAATTTGTTATAGAATCTAAAAATTCTTCAATTAATAAAACTATTACTAAAAACCAATCTTTATTAGCTGTAGAAAAAGATGAAGAAGGTAATTCAGTAGAAGAATCATTAATAGCTTATGCTAATGCTATTGTAGATGCTGCTAAAGATCCTTTTATTAGTAGAGCTAATATTAATCAATTTACTGCTTCAACAGCATTTATGCTTATTAGAAGTGGTGTAGGTAGAAAATGGGTTACTGCTTTTATGGGACAACCAATTCTTAAAGATTTAGTAGAAGAAACTAATAAATCTGAAGGTAGAATTTCTGAAAAACAAAGAGATAATAAAGGTAATATAGTTACTGCTTTAGATAAAATCTTATTAAAATATCAATATTTAGAAGATAATAGTACTGGATTTAATACATTAGGTACAACTGCAAAAACATTTAGAGAAAAATCTTTAAAAGAAGAAGGGAGATTTACTTTAAAAAATAATGAAGGTAACATTACATTGAGTACTGAACAATTAGTTGAAAACTTAAAAGGTGGAAAAGTTAAGAATCAAATGCAAATATTAGCACAGTTCTTATCTTGGCAAAATAAAGCTAAAGATTTAAGTAATCTTATGGCTGCTACTAGTTCAGATACTACTGGTGCTACTAAAAATCAAACTAGTGCTACATTATTTGTTAATTTAGTTAACAAAGTTATTAAAGATAATACTTTTGGTAATTTAAATACAATGATGGGTTATACTATACAAGATGGTCAACCTGTATTTAATGGTAATAAAATGATTGGTTCATATTATAAAAATGCTATATTAGCTTCTAAAGATATGTTTAAAGATAGTTTCTTAACTGAAACTCCAGCATTTAATTTATCTTTATTTAATGTTGCTACCAATGCAGGTTATAGATTTTTACAAGATGAAGAATTAGCAGATATCATTAATAATGAGTTATATGCATCATTAGTTAGTAAATCTAAAATAGCTTTTGAAGATAAAAATGATATTAAAAAGTTAGTATATAATAGTAGTGCACAAATTAATTGGGGAGAAACTAAACATACAGATGTATCTTTAGCTAATCAAATAGTTAATGCTAAAACTTTAGATGTATTTAAAGATAATAACTTAATACAATCATTAGATGTTAAATTTGGATATACTAAAAATGATCCTGATACAATAGCATTATCTCCTAAGAATTTAGATGTAGATGCTAAAAATAACTTATATTTAGATTGGGAACAAATATTAGAATTAGATCCTAAATTAGGTGAAAATCTTATTAAATATGCTTATTATTCTTCTGGTTTTAAAACTAACTGGGGAGTGTTTTTTGAACATATTCCAGTAGATTGGTTAGAAAAAAATGGATTTAATAAATTTATTAAAGATCAGTTTTCTGAATTATCTAATCCATTAGCTTTAAATGAATCAGAAAGTCAAATTTTTAAACATTTATACAAAAACAATAAGTTAGTACCTACAGTTAATAATACTGTCTTAAAACCAGTTAAAATTAATGGAAATACAGTATCTAATGAATATGTAATTGCTTTAGAATCTACAGAAAATCCTGAATTAAGAATTGGAACTAATAAAAATAATACTTCTGAATATAAAAGATTTGTTAAAAGAATTATTAAAGTTCCTAGTCCTACTCAATTTGATCCTGATAATTCAATTACAGTGACTTATTTATATCAATTATCTGGTTATCAATTACTTGATGGTAATGATAATAAAACTTTATTATATGTTAGAACTAATACATTAGGATATAATAGTGGTACTAATATTATTAAAGAATATGGTGGTGATGGTAATATTTCTATATTTGAAGAAAATAATGTAACTTTACCTCAAGAAGTAGTAGACTATGTTTCAAATTTAGATGTATATCCAGAAACAGTAGTTACAGAATTTAATGAAGATTTAATTAAAAATAACATTATCAAATCTAATGAAGAATTAAATGATGATATGTTTTATTGTAAATATAGATAATTATGGGAATTTGTCCAGATTTTAATACTCAAGAATGGAAATTATTAGTGCAAGAAATGCCTAATAGTGTAACAGCTAATGAAGATGCTTATAAAGTATATGCTGAAAATGGATATAAATATCCTGATCATATTGTAGCTAAAGTAAATGTTAATGTAGAACTTAAAAATGGTACTACAGATAATGTTGATCCTAAAATTCTTAATAAAAAAAGAATAGTTGAAAAAGCTGTAGATATTTTAACTAAAAAGATAACTAGATTATCTTTTAATGCTAAGAATACTACTAATTTTACTACTAAGATTAATGAATTAAGTAAAATCTTAAATGATTTAAAAAGATTTCAAACTGACGCTGCTATTATTGAATTTATAAGAGCTTCAGATAGAATTATTAATGGTGGTATTCATTGGCTTGATAAAATGGAAGATGGTACTGAAGAATTAGCTAATGATAGTTTAGCTAAAATTAAAGATTACCTTGGTGTATTTGATATTTTAGAAGAAATTCAAAAAGATTCTATTAAAGATGAAAAATATCAACCAGAAATGATTTTATTAGATCAGATTATTGGTAAAAAGAAACAATTATTTCATAGAATAAAAGAAGCTGAACATGATTTTTTAATTAATCAATTTACAGATAGTTATGAAAAAGTAAAAGATTGGTATAAAAGACAAGCTGAAAAAGAATTTCTTAAAACTACATCTAATAAAGATTTAAAAGGTAAAGAAAAAGAAGCTGCTAAAAAAGAGTTTATCAGAAATTATATGATAGATAATGATGGTATTATTCAAGTTAAAACTAGAGATGCTATTAGAGGTCTTTTAACAAGAGCTGAAGATATTCCCTGGTTAACTTCAATGTTTGTTAATCCAAGAGATGTAAATAGCCCTCATTTAGCTTATGCACTTAAATTACTTGATAAAGCTGACTTTAATGTAAATGAAGCTATTAATCTTAAAACTAGAGAAATAAATGATTTATATCAAAAATATAAAGAATTTGTAGGTAGCAAATCTAATGTAGAAGAATTATATGAACCTTTATTAGATAGAGATTCTGAAGGTAATTTAAATGGTTATTATGTAAATCCTGATTCAGGTAAAAAATATAATGATATTAAAACAGGTAAATATAAAGGAACTGTAGTAGAAGAACTATATGATACTATTATTAAATTACAACAAGAAAAAGATTCTTATGTAAGTAATGGTTATAAACTAGGTTATAGAATACCTAGAATTAATAAATCTATGTTAGAAAGAGTATATGCTGGTGGTGTATTAAACTCTTTTAAACAAGGTATAATGGACAAATTTAGAGTAACTGCTACAGATACTGATATTCCAGTACAACCTAATACTAATGAAGCTATAGAAGTTATTACAGATGAATCAGGTAAAGAAAAAAAATCTGTACCAGTTCATTATAGAGGAGTTGTAGAATTAAAAGATCAATCTTATGATATCTTAACTATTAGTTTATTAGATTTACAAAATACTCTTAATTTTAAAGAAAAAAGTGAAGTAGGTGTTATATTAAACATGTTAAAAGAAAATATTGCTGAAAGTGATATTATTCAAAGAAACATGCAAAATGTACTTAAAATAGATAAATATACTAAATCAGCTGTTGTTATTAAAGGTATTAATTCTAATCTTTATAAAAACATTGATGATTTAATTAGACATAGAGTATATGGTATTAGTGTTGAAGGAGATCCTCAAACTATTAAAGTTTTAAATACTGTATCAGGATTTGTATCTACTCTTAATATGAGTCTAAACTATTTATCAGCTGGAGCTAATATGTCTCAAGGTGTAGTAATGGAATGGATAGAATCTGTAGGTGGAGAAACTGGTGCATTTGGTAGAAAAAATAGATTAAATGCTTATGTTAAATATCATAAAGATTTACCATTTATAGTAAAAGATTTAGGTGAAATGTTACCTACTTCTAAAACTAATTTATTAGCTGAAAAACTACAAATTAATTCTTTATGGTCTCCTTTAGATAAAAAGTTTATACAAGACAATATTGCTAAAAAAGTAGGTACTCATGGAGTATTACATAGTATGACTAGTATTGGTGAAAACCATTTACAAGCTATATTAATGTATTCTGTATTAGATAATATTAAAGTATTAGATAAAAATGGTGATTATTTAGATAAAGATTTTAAACCAACTAAAGATAGAGAAAAAGCTATTGGTTATGATGAAGCTCATACTTTTAATGGTAATGATTTAACTTTAAATCCATTAGTACATTCTACAGAATTAACTAAAGGTGTATCTAATGATGATATTTTAAAATTATCTAAATATATTCAAAAAGTAGGTAGAAGTTTATTTGGTAATTATGATTCTCAAAATAAAGCTATAGCTCAAAGAACTATTATAGGTCATATGGTTATGCAAATGAGAGGTTGGTTAATTCCAGGTATTCAAAAACGTTGGAGAGGTGTAAATAAAGCTTTTATTGATTCTGATAAACTTACTATGGAACAATTATCTTATAGTGCAGAATCAGGTAAATTTGAAGAAGGACAATATGTTACTACTATTAGATTTATTAAAAAAATGGCTATGGAGGTTAAAGCTCTTAAGTTACAAACTGTACCTGAAAATTGGAATAAATTAACAGATGATGAAAAAGCAAATGTTAAAAAAACTCTAATGGAAGCTGGTTTAATTATAGCTTTCTTAATGATAGCTACTAGTTTAAAAGATGCTTTAGATGATGATAAAGAAAAAGACTTTACTACTTTATTAGCTGCTTATTATTCAAGAAGATTATTTTCTGAATTATTTACTTATGCTAATCCTAAAGAAGGTTTAAGAACATTTAAATCTCCAGCTGTAGCATTAGGTACATTAGAAGATAGTATTGAATTATTACAACAATTTATAGATTATGATGAAGTTTATAAAACTGGTAGATTAAGAGGAGAGTATAAACTAAAACATGCTATAAAAAAAGTATCTCCAATTTGGAAACAATCTGATAAAGATATATATCAAAATTTATTATTCTTAGAAAAATAGAAAGTCAAATAAAAACCCTAGTTTATAGCTAGGGTTTTTAATTTTATAATAAAGATTTGTAAACTTGTTGAAATTGTTCTCTTGTTTCTAAATTAAGATTCTTATAAATTTTATGTTTAAATCTACTAGAATGACACCATCTAATATCAGATGGTAATTTTTCTCTACATTTATAACATTCTACATAATTCACATCATTTGGTAATCCAACATCATAATGTTCTTCTCCACAAGCACATTTAAATTTTGCTTGCAAAGGATATTCTTTATCTAGTATTAAATCTGGACCAATTTCATTAACTGGAAATGGCTTATTATTAATACAAATTATTTTTTCATCTACGCTTGCCATATCTCTCTTGTTTGTAAGTTCATAATTGTTAATAATCCACCTTTACCACAACCAGTATCTAAATTAGTAATATTAGCTGCTTTTAAAGGTACATCTGATTTGAAATAAGTAGTTGGAGTATGACCAATAAAGATCTCATCAAATCCATCTTTAACCTTAAATCTGTGTTCATTATCTTCCATTTGCCCATAACTTCTTGCAGCTAACCAAAGATCTCTATCCCACCATAAGTCAGATTCTTCTCTTTGTTCAGCAATAGGTAAATGTCTATTAAATCCACCATGTACAAAACAACAATTATTGTTGTCTATGTAATATGGTAATTGATTTTTAAAAAAGTTTTTATGAGTTTCTGGTATTTGAGTAGCATTTTCAATCTTAAGGTTTCTTGTATAGGATTGTAAAGTTTCTCTTCCACCTTGCCAAAATAGTAGATTCTCTTTACCTGATAATACAGATTGATAAAAACAATCATCATGATTACCCTTGATAGCTATAAGATTCTTCATTTTAAGCAACTCTTCAACACATTCATAAGAGTGAACTCCTCTATCAACAATGTCTCCAAGTTGAATTAAAGTATCTTTTTCATAATCAAAATTAACTTGTTTTAAACAAGACATGAATTTATCATACATTCCATGGATGTCTCCTATTAAATATATTTTATCCATTTTCTCTAAACTTTAATTCTTCTTTAAAAATGCTATTATAATATGGATTATTATCAACCCAACCTCCATCAACAATAGCTTGAATATGATCTGTTGACATATTTTCAATAGTTACCCATTCAGTCTTAGGTAATCTGTTCATATCTTTATCAAAGTTTCTACCCCAACAAAGATATTTTCTTCTGGTTTCATGTTTACCATCATCATATAAAGATAAATCTTCACAATTATTTAAACGTGATTTAATTTGAACTTGTTTAAAATTAGGGTAAAATATAATAATATTTTGTTGTCCATCAGGAAATTTACTGATTTTATATTTGATTTCACTATTTTCAAGTGATACTAAATTTAATGTTTTCATATTTTTAAGCATAACAAAAAGAAGTTACATCTCCATTCTTGGATTTTCTTCTTTTCTTGTTTAACATTCTTTTAAAGAACTTTTTAACATTAGTTCTTTTTCTTTTTTTAGAACTCATACACTGTCTACATTTACATATTTTAATAGGATCTTTCATATCAATTATTTATTATTTTTTCTTTAATTAGTATTCTACGCAATTCTCTAATTATTCCAAACTTTAATTTATCTGAAGTTCTATGTTCAAGATGTAGACACCATATTGAATTTCTAATTCTTACTTTATATCCTTTTTTAGAATTTTTAATTTCAAAATTATTTTCTTTACAAAACCTTTCTATATCTCTCCATTGTAAGGTATTACTTACATCTTTTATTTGTTGTAATGTGCTCATAATAGTTATTTAAAATAATCTAGATTTTTAAAGAGCTTCTTGATTAGTAAACTCATTTTTAATTATAACAATTTCACTTAGATAAGCCTACTTGCCTTAGCTTCCTTAATTATTCCGTCAGGTTATATACTTTCATTACTTACTTGTATATTATATTTCTGGATAATACTAATCATTACAGCCAGATATACGGCTTCACATGTAGTTTATCAATGATTGCAAATACGGAAGGTGATTTATTATTATTGTGGAGGAGAAGAGATTTGAACTCCTAAATACTTCCCTATTTAAAGCATAACACTCGGCTTAAAAAATTATTTAAACAGAGCATCCATTACCCCCACATGCAGCTTCTTGGCTAAAATTAGTATGATCTTCAATTTCTACTACTTTAGATAAATCTATAGTTTTAAGATGTGATATTAATTCTTCATATTTTTCTTTAGTAATTACTTGGAAGGGAGCTTGTATATAACTTCCATTATCATAAGGTAATACACTAATTCCACTATAAATAGTTCTATTATTCCACATCCATTCACCTACATATTGCCATTCATCTTTTTCACCTATTTTTTTCATAGAATATGAATAACCATCTTCTATTTTTTTAGGTTCATCTAAAACTTTAGCTTCAGTATAAATTTTAGATTTATCAATAGAAACTGTAGCAGATACATTATTAATATTATCTCCACTATTATGTCCCATTTGAACCCATTTTTGATTAAATAGAGCTATTCTATCTAAAAACTCACCTACTGATTCATTTTCTCTTAAAATAGCACCAGAAGGAGCTTGTTGAGGTATATTAACTATTGCTTGAGTATCTGGTCTAAAATAGTCATCTTCTAATAATTCAGGATGATTTATAGATAAATATGTATATAAAGCTTCATTTTTACCTAATCTAATAGTTCTGATATAATATTCAGAATGCCAAGCATGAATCCCACTGGAAGTACCTAATACACAACTAGTTGTACCACTAGGTTTAATAGTTGTACATCTTGCAGCTGGATTGATACCTATTTGTTTAGCATAATACTCATTAACTTCTCTTACTAAATAAGCCAATTTACCAAGATCGTATTTAGAAATTTCATTAGATGCAATACCAGTCATTCCAATACCAATAAGTGCATCTTTTTCTGTAGTTTCCTTCCAAATAGGTCTTAAATAGTGAAAATCTGTAAATGAAGCTTGTAAAGTTCCAAAGAATGTAGCAGCTCTAATTCTAGCTTTAATATCAGATTCATTTTCAATATTTGATACATTTACTTCACAAAGATTACAAAATTGAAATGGTCTTAAGCTAATTTCATGACAAGGATTAAATCCCCATTCTTTGTTATTAGTCCAAGATATTCCAGGTTCACCAGCATTAGAATCTTCAATTTTCTTCCAAATTGACATAAATTCTTCTTCTGTAGTTGTACTTCTTTCTAAAATAGCACTATTATTAGCTCTACCTCTTTGTTCATTATTTTCCCACCAATTACCTGATTTACATAATAACATACTATCATCATCTTTATCAAATAAAGCAATCATAGCAGCTCTTCTAATTCCACCAGCTAATACAGCATTAGCAATATGACATAAAATATCATGACATATAATTGAAGTTAATTTTACTTCATCAAAACCTTCTTTTTTAGCTTCTTCAAGATGATCATGTAAAATAGATTCTATTTTTTCAATACATTCTTTTAAAGGTTCTGGACCTGGAGCTTTACCACCAGATGTTATTAATAGTGCACCCTTAGCTCTAATTTGACTATAATCAAAATAAACAGGTTTACTACCATTAAAACAAGAAAGCATTAATTCTTTAATTGCATCTGCCCAACCTTCTATAGAATCTTGAACAATTACAGTTTTATATAATTCTTCATTACCATATTGTCTTTGTTTAATTGTAGGTAATTGATTTATATGATGATTTTGTACAGAATAACCAACTCCAGTACCAGTTAATAGTAAAAACATAGTTTCACTAAAAGCTTCTGGTGCATTTACAGGCATAAAAGAACAATTATATCCTCTAACAGCATTTTGTTCAACAGCTTTCCCAGCAAACTGCAACATTCTCATTGAAGGTAATATTTTATTATCTACTATAAATGGCATAAATTGGTTAATTTCATTTCCTAATTGAGGAAATTTCTTTAACAGCATATTTTTGTATCTATCACATGTTTCTTGCCATGTTTCTCTTCTTTGTTCTTCAGGTAAATACTTTCTATATTTAGAAAAAGTAGTTATCTCTGATAAAATTTGTGTACTAACACTATCTTTCATATTTTAATTTTTAAGGACTACTAAATTACTAATAATTTAGTTCCTAATTTCAACTTCACTTGTTAGTTATTTTAATCATCTGGTATTCAACTAATTATATTAGTAATAATACTTATGATCCTCCATACCACTTTAATTTACCATTAAAGTCTAAATTTAATTCTTTATTAGAATTTTTTAAATATACTTGTTTACAAAAAGATATAAAATCAATTTCATTCATAGATCCTTTCATCATATTAATATCTTTATGAACCCATTGAATATTTTCTTTAGTATATCCTTCATTAGAATTTATTCTATCTAAAGATGCATTTTGTATAATATCTACATGTTTTCCTTGATTTTGTTTAGACCATCTAGGATTTAATTGTAAATTTATACCACTTATAGCACATTTTTTATCTTGTTTTAAAAATAATTCCCATAAAAATTCCATTGTAACATCTTCATTAAAAAGTATTCCTTTTTTAAGTCTACCGTATTTAAAACTTCCATAATATGACTTAGATAATTCTCCAATACATTGAGCTTTAAATCTACCTTTAATATTTGTACAACCACAACCTTTAGTTTTATTATTATTTAAATGCCAAGTTCTAATAGGCTTTATTAATCCACAAATACATTCACAATTATTCCAATAAATATTATTTTCTCTATATTTTTCTGTAATAACTTTCCAGTTTCCAATTTCAGTACCAATTTTAATTTGCATAATATAAATAATTTCTTACAAATATAAGAATATTATTTATCATTAAAAAATAAATATTGGAAGATAATCAAGATCCCGTTGAGCCATAGCCCCCTACACCTCTTTTAGTTTCAGAAAGCTCCAATACTTCTTTAAATTCTATCTTAGGATAAGGCATAATTATTAATTGTCCTATTCTATCTCCTGGTTTATAAATATCTCTTGCAGAAATTACTTTATTATAAAAATCATCTGCTGTATGATGATAACTAAATTCACCTCTTTGTAATCCAGCTTTAAATTCATCTTCATCTTCTTCTGTTTTAAAATAATCAGAATCAATCTTAAAATTAAAAGTTATAGAGCCTCTATATCCACTATCAATAACTCCTACAGAATTAGTTAATAAAAGATTCTTTCTACAAATAGAACTTCTAGGATAAACTAATCCTACAAATCCTTGAGGTATTTCTAAAGCTAAACCAGTATCATATACAATACAATCATTTACTTCATCATATTTTACAGAAATAGCAGTTAAATCCATACCAGCATCTCCTTGAGTTGCATAAGATGGTAAAACACTATCTGGATGTGTTTTCTTTATTTTTATTTCTAATTTTTGTTGCATATTAATTTACATATATTAATAAAATATTCTTGATTAAATTTATTCTTCATTATATTAACATCAGATGCAGGTATTTAGTGACGATTACTTCTATTAATTCTATTTTCCATAATTTTTTCTATAGCCTCCAAGCTAAAAGGTTCAAATTTAGGATGACAATCAATACCAACATCCATTGTTTTAAATATTTCTTTTCCTACTATTTGTAATCCTAATCCTAAAACATTTTGTCTAGTTGTAGGTTGATATGCTGGTAAATTACCATGAGAATGTCCATGTAACATCCAAGAACCTCTAGAATCTTTATTCCAAGTTCTCATTGCATAATGACATAAAACTATTAATTGACTACCTACTTTTATCTCTTTTTTTTCAGAAATAGTTAAAAATTTATCAATACCAATAAATGAGTTTTGTTTTTGCATTATGTATTTATCATGATTACCTAAAATTAAATGAATATTTCTACAGTTAATTTGTTTTCTAAAATTTAAAACTTCTTCATTACCTCCAAAAGACCAATCTCCAAGATGATACAATATATCATTTTCTTTAACAACTTTATTAATATTTGTAATTAATAAATTATTATGAAAATCAATAGAAGGATAATCTCTACATTGAGTTTTATCTTCCCAATTAGAACAAGATTTTATTAAATTTTTATGATTATAGTGAAAATCTGAACTAAAATAAATATCTTGCATATTATAATGTTTCTAAAGTAATTGCATTTTTAACATTAACCATTTTTAGTTTTTCATCTTTTTCTTTTAAATCATTAAAATTTTTTTCAATATAACCATTAACATTATCCCAAACTACTATTGTAGATCTATTACCATCAAATAATGTAAAAGTAATATGAAGTTCAATAGTTGGAACTTTAGTATCTAATAATGAATTTTCAATAATAGGTGATAAAGTTTTACTATCAACTTCTCTCATATCATTAGCATAATTACTAAATTTATTATATAAAAAAGATTTTATATCTTCAAATTTAGTATTAACATTTGAAACTACTTTTTGAAGCTTACCAATTCCTGAATTACTTGCATTAGAACTAAATTTATATCTAGTTATTTTTGTATATATTAATTCTCTTTTATATTCTTCCATAATCTTTAGTTTAATGTTTCTTCTGTTACTACTACTATCTTATAAGTTAATTTTCTTACTTCCATAAAATCTGTTAAATAAGATTTACTGTAAGTATCAACAAGTCCTAATGATGGTAAAGCCCATGATAATTTACCATCAGGATGCTTTTTAACCAAAATATCTACTGCTGGTGAAATTGGTTCTCCCTTATATGAAGAGATCTTTGTTAGTTGACTCATTTTTAGTTTCTTTTTTAATTTTATATTTGTTTAAATAAATTTCATCATCTATATAGAATATATCATGTAAATCTAAATTTTCAGGTATTTTAACACTATGTTCTCTAGAACTTAATTTATTTTCTATTTCTTCTTTTAAACTAGAATCTTTGTATAGTATTTTACCTAAAGTTTTATCTCTACTAACACAATGAAATCCTAAAATTCTAGTTTTACTAATTTCAGAAATACTTGAATATTTACCTTCAACTATTAATTTAAAATCATTCATAAATAACTTATCTGGTTTAAATTGATACATAGTATGATAATTATCAACTTGTCTTTCTCCTACAAACCAAATATGTTTTTGTAAATAATTTTCATAGCTAGAAAATTCTTTTGTACCTTCAAATCTATATAATAAATAGATATATTCACCATAATCAGCATCTTCTTCAGTACCAATAAAACAATTACAAAAATTAGTATTCCATCTAAAATTTGTTCTTATTTCACCATTAATTGCTAATAAAGGCATTATAAAAATTGATGACTTATTTATTATATGATTAAATAATATATATCCTATACCCAAATCAGGATCTTCTATTTTTGTTATTTTCTGTACTTTGTATTTTGCTTTATCAATTAAATATTCATCATTTATTGAATATTTAACATTTTCTCCATAATCTAATCCAATTATATCACCATTACTATTCAACTTCTCTACATCCTTATTAATAGGATTTATTCTTAACACTCTAGCATTTTGTAATTCTAAGCTTACACTTATTCCATTACTTAATGATATAACTCTATTAATTACCATTCATCTAAATTTTTATTATTTAGTTTGTAAGTATCTGTTATCACTGGAAGACTATTAAAATATAATCTAAAGTCTGCTTCTGTTTTTAACATATATACTAATTTAAAATTTAATTGCATATAATGCAATGCTAAATGATTATCTCCATAATAATCTTTATATGCTTCAAATACATCTCCTTGAAATGTATTTCCTTGATTTAATATTTGTTCTGCTTTTTTTTCTCCAATACCAGGTATTCCCTTAATATTATCTCCACTATCCTTTTATTATATTGCTATATAGTTCTATGATAAAATTAGAACACAATATTCTCAAATTTCTCTGAGGATCGGACTATATCTTAATTAATTTCATTATCATATCTCCAATTTAAGTTTGAAATTAATTCCTCCTGTTTCCACTAAATTTAATCATATTTAATGTACTTCCCGTCATGGGAATAGTCTCTACACCTTCAACTAACTTAATAGAAGCTTGGCTCGGTATTGTCTTATCTTATGACTTAGATTTCACCGAATTTAAGAGGTTTGGGCAATAGTTTACCCATTAAAGTCTGAAGCCAAGTAAATTTATTACCATTCCATTCTGTAGTAGTGATATATTCTCCAGTTCTATAGTTATAATGAGTTCCAGGCATTTGTTTATAAATGTCTTTATCCATACAACATATAATACTATTCTCATGTTTATTTTTAAAATAACATACTAAATCATCTGCTTCTACTCCATCAAAAGTAAATGCTTTGTATTTTATTTTAAGATGTTCTTTCAATTGTTTTAAAAAGAGTAAAGCAGATGTAGATCTATTTCCTTTATATTCAGGATAAATATTATGTCTAAAATATTTACCTTCAGATAAAAAGAAAACAGCTTCATCTGCTTCAACTTCTCTTAAAATTTTCTTAATAAAACTATCCATACTACTGATACTCTTTTCCAAAGTATCAGTAGAACAGATATAACATAAAGAATCAGCATCAACTAATGCTAATTTATTCATAAATTAATTTTATATTACTATTAGTATTTAATTTATGAATAAAACTTTCATGTTCAATAAATTCTTTATTAAATTGATTTAACCACTCTGTTCTACCTTTAATAGTTTTAAGAGCAGGTAATACAATTTTTGTAAATAATTTATCATCCATGTTTTTAATTTCTGTAACTTTTATTTTATTATCAGTTACAAAAGGTTTTAGAAACTTTTTATAATTCATTTTTAATAGCTTATGTTCACTATTTTTATCTTCAAAACCTTCTTCCATCCATAATTCAATTAATTCTGGATTTAAAGGTTTATTAGTTAAGTGACATAATCTTAAATGTTTTATATTTTCAGGCTTAACAACAAAACACAAAACAGTTTTAAAATTAATAAAACCATCTTCATTTTTGTTATAAAGCCCAATATAACCATAATTTAATAAATAATCATTTAATCTTAAATTACATAACTGCCAATAGTTATTCTTTGAAACATTATTAAATAATAGTTCATAAGAATTAATTGGTGTACTTATAAAAGACTTTGATATTTTAAAAACATTATCATTAATGTAATCATTAAGGGTTTCTTTAATAGCTTTTAAATACAATTTAACATTGTTTTTATTAGTAAAATCTACTTGACCAGAATTAAATCTATTAATATAATTTTGATAAGGAATATTATTAGTAAAAGTTTCATAATTTAGATTTAAATCTTTTAAAAAAGTACTATTTGCTAAATCTTTACTAAATCTAACATTTGTAACTATATCCATTTTATTAATAGAAAATAATGGTACATATTCATTATTACTATTAAAAATAATATTTAAATTAGATTCAAATTTACTATTTTTAGGTGTTTCATTAGGAAGTAGATTCATTTTCTAACATTTTAACAGGTTCAACTTTCTTTTCTTCAACTGGTATGTTAATTTCTACAAAATTAAATAGAGGTAATTCAAATTCAAATTTAAAAGGTAAACTCTTAAATTCTCCACCTAATTTAACATTTGCTAAATAATTATTTAATCCAGCTGTCATTAAAGAACCTATTAATGCTCCACAATGTGAAGTTGCTTTAAATGAACAAGGAGCATCTTGAATTTCAGCATCATCAAATAATTCTGCTTCATAAGCTGCTTCTTGACCTTTAGTAATACAAAATATCATACCTACCTCAGCAAGCATTCTACCATCAATAAAGATTTCTCTATCTTCTTGTTCTTTCCATTTACTAAACATAAGCTTTCTAGCAGCCATGTTATCAAAACATGAAATTACAATAGGAGATGTTGGAGATTCTTCTGTATATCTTCCACAAACTTCTACATTTATAGAATCAGAAAATGCTTTAATATTTTCTTTAGTAGCTTCAGCTTTATTCATACCTACTTGCTTAGTTGCATATAATTGTCCAGCCATATTATGCTCTTCAATTAAATCATCATCAAATAAATATAAAGTATGACCTATTCTACTTAAAAATAAAGCAGTCCAACTACCAATACCTCCAGTACCTCCTACAATTATTTCTTTCATATTTCCATACCAATCTGCATCTTGAAATCTAGAATGCTTGATATTTAGTTCTTTTTTTGTTTCTTCTGCCATAATTATACATTTTCATGAAAATCTCTATGTTCAGGATTTTCTGTTACTAAATTACCAATTTTAAAAATATCAGGAAGCATTTTAATAAAATCTTCTACTGAAAATTGAGCATTACTACTTTCAAAGAATTTTTCCAATAACTGCTCTGCTTTTTCTTCATCAGCACCTAAACTAATAAGTTCAGCTAATGCATTAGTGTATTGAACTTGACCTACATCAAATTTTCTAAGTAATTCTTCAGCTTTAAATAATCTAACTTCAATAGAAGTTTCAGACATTAACACAAGATTACTATCTTCTTCATCTTCAGGAATATCAGTAAATTCTAAACCTGTTAATTTCTTAATAACTTTATAATCTACTAAGTTATCAGGTAACATATAAGTGTCTAAACAATCTACTAACAATTTATGAACATCTAACATATCATAAGATGATAATAAATCAATACAAGAAGCAGCAATAGCATTATAATCCAAATCTTCACCACTCATTTTAAAGAAATGATCAGCTTTTTGTTGAAATTTCTCCTCCAAATCACCTAATTGATATTCCATAAATTTAGGATCAGAACCTGTAGATATAAAACGTGTAATTGCACTACCTAAAGTATCTGTTTCAGCATTACTTCCTAATAAGAATATAAGAAAAGGTCTAACTTTACCAGGAGAATAAGTACCTTTAGCTCTTGAAGGTAAAGAAGCTTTATTCATCTGATCTTCAGCTATCTGAAACGCATCTTTTTTTGTTTCTTTTGTTTCTTTTTCTTCCCATTGGTATTTTTCTTTGTTCCAAAATTTTTGTGGTCCTTGAAACATACTGCTTTGGGTAGAACCTCCATTTCTACCAAAACCTATTATGTTATCTTCTCTAAATGAACCTGGACCTCTATAATAAGGCATTCTTTGTAATTTTTTAGCTTGTAAATCAGAAACACGTTTAACAAAGTCTTCAGATTGACTATCTACTTCTGTAATAATTTCTAAATCTATTTTATATAATAAATGTTTAGTTTCATTTACAGGAACTTCTTCATCAAATTCTTCTTCTTTTTCCGTAATTTCTCCAGTAGTACTTCCTTTAAATTTCTTATAAGTAGTAACTTTACCAACTTTTTTATAAGAACCTTTAATTTCTTCATCAAAACAAGTTGCAATTGCTGCACACCATTGAGAAGGATCTTTAAAGTTTACAATTAAAGACACATAAAAATTATGATTAGGAGCATTATCATGTAATTCAGCAGTATCTGTTCCACTAAAGAAACATTGCATATTATGATGACTATGTAAATGACCTAATTTATGACCTTCTTGTAAAGCATCAGTAAATTTATCAAATGCATATTCATCTTCTGTACTAAAATCATATTCAGTGTAAGTAGCATTACCTACATCCATAGGAATAAGATCTACTACTTCTAGTACAAATTCTGAAGGATTTTCAATAATTCCTTCTTTTATTTTATATACTAAAATACAACTCCATTCATCATTTCCTACTTTTTTATGTAAGTATTCAATTTTTCTTAAAACTGAATTTGGTAATATTAATTTTGCTTTTTGTTTTACTTGAACTAATGTTCTAGTAAATGTTCTATTACACTCCGCTAAGCTCATATCTTTTATTTATTAAATAATAATTATTTATATTTTCTTCTAATTTAGATACAACAAATTTTGTTATATCTGGATGTGGTACTTTTTTTAATGATGTTGATGGTGTTGAATCTATAATAGTAGTATTAAAGAATTGATCTTTAAACTTTATTTTAAATTTATCACCATTTGATCTTAATCTAGCATTATAATTATCAATAGTTGATTGAGAAACTGTTTGTGTAACTAATGGTGTATAAACTCCATCACTTGATTTATAAGTATAATAACTAGAAGTTACTATATCAAGTAATTCTTCTTCAACTTTATTATAATCAACAATAAACTTATTAAAACTATTAATTTGTGATAATTTCAAAGGTATTAACGTTTCAGTATTTCGTTTAGTATTAATATAATGATAATAACCAGTATCTTTAACAGTTTGATGTGGTACAATTAATTGTGAACCACCATTTTTTCTAGAAACTCTAGATATTTCAATATAAGGAGTACCTTCTAAAGATTCCCAAGCTACATAAGAATGAAATAATAATAAAGTTTTTGTTAAAAGTTTTTCATCAAATTTACTATTAGTTGCTAAACTAGACATACAGTAAACCATATCAGTACCTGATCCTAAACACATATTTTGCCATCCAAAATTACTATCTGTATGCATATGAGAATGACCATAACTTGTTTCATATTCTTCTGGTGATAATTTACCTCTTTTACCATATAAAGTTGCTTTAGCCTGAAAACTAGAAGTAAAAAATATAGATAAATAGAAATCAATAATTTTGTGTTCTAAACCTTTAGTATTTCTAATAAGAATTTCAGGAAAACGTATAGTTAATCTATATTTATAAGCACTATCTGGTCTAAATTCATTTGCTGTTGTTTCACTAAAATCCCAGTTATCACTATGAATATCTTCAGCAATAGCTTTAATTTTATCAATAATTAAAGTTTCAGCTTTAGCTTTTTCTTCCTTTTCTTTTAATTCTTTTTCTTTTTTTAATTCTAATTGATATCTTTCTTTATTTCTAGAATTAAGTATAGCTATATAATCATTAGCATTATATTCTTCAATATTATTTTCTGATTCAGTTGCTATTTTAATAAAATCATCATTAGTAATGTGAGATAATTGGATAATATCCGCTTTATATATTATATTAGTAATTATAGATTCTGGATGAATACCTGCAATAGTATTTCTAGGTACTATTTGTTCTATATAAAAATAACTATTATTACCATGTTGTGAAATAATTTTACCAGTACATACATTTTCTTTAGAATAATTAAGTAATTGAGTACTATGATTATTTAAATGCTTAAGTGGTATTCTTGAAAAACTAGAATTATTTCTAATTCTAAAGTCTACAATATCGTTAATTTGGTATTCAGCTTTTTTTACTGAATTTGTTTCAATTTTTTCATCAGATTCTTTTTTAGAAACAGTTGAAGATTTTGATACAGATGCTTCTGCAAATCTTCTTTCTATTTCAGCAAATTCTTCATCATTCATATAATTTAATTAAGAAGGTTAAAAATAAGGGAGAATTACTTCCCCCTTATAAATTTTAGAACTCTTCGTCTTGTTTAAATGATTCTTCAATTTTTTTAATATTATTATCAAAATAGGAATATATTTCATTTTCCATTTCAATATTTTTTCTATTAATTTCAAATTGTTTATCATCTGTTATTTCTAACCCTAACATGATTTCAGATATTATTTCTTTTTTACTACAGCTTTTTTAGGAGCTACTTTAGCTACATTTTTAGAAGGAGTTGCTTTTTTAGCTACTGTTTTCTTAGTTGTAACTTTTTTTGCTGGAGCTTTTTTAACAACAGCTCTTTTAATTGGACCAGAAGGAATTCCTGATTTTACTTTAGTTGGAGTAATAAACAAAGTAAAAGGAGTTGTAGGTAAAATAGCACCATCACTTTCTAAAGTGGTTTTAGTTTCTTTAACCATACCTTTCATATTACTTGTAGATAACCCTTGAGCAGATAATTCAGTTTTCAAAGCTCCCCAAGTAGAAGCAGTTGTAGTAATCTCTTTTTTTTCATTAGTCTCAGTTGAGAACACCGTGATAATTCTTGACATATTATTTGTTTTATTTGTTAAATTCTTCCATAAACTCATTATAGAGTTTCTTAGAATAATATAATTTATTATTTAATTCTTTTGATATTTTAAGATGTTCTTGTGCATGTTTAACACCAATTAAATTATTAATAACAGCTTGATTTTCTTCTACAAGATCTTCAAGTTTAGCTCTTAATTTATTAGTTGATAAGTTTTTAACATCTACACCAAATTCATATTTAGCAATATCATTAAATTCATTGCTGAAAGTCATAAGCATTATATATAAAAATCTCAAACTCTCTTCTATTAAGTAGAGCTTTTGATTTTATAGTTATGTACTGACCATCTTTTACTTTATGATAATAACAATAATTTCTAATTTTATGAATATTAGTTAGTAAACTATCATTTTTAAAATATTTCAAAAAACGTCTAGTACCTATATTAAAAGCTAATAAACCTAAAGCTAATGACTTGTTTTCAGATAATTTAGTATTATCTTCTACAAAATCAATAGCTTTTTTTAAATCTTTCTTAAGTAATTCTGTTGCTTGAATTTTATTAATTTTAGAAAAGTTTTCACCTTTCTTAATCATATGTCCATATCCTATAGTTAAAGAACCATCACATGAAATAGTTGGTACATCACAGAAACCTTCCTTTTGTTTTATAAAATTAATAGCTGTATCATATAAATTTCCCAGGTTTATATGTTTAGGTACAATTTCTGTTTTTTCAAATTTCAATTCATTCTTACTATAATTATACTTATAATATGATATTATTAATAATATTAAAATAATACATTCTAAAATATATAGTTTTTGGTTTCTTTTCATGTTATAAAGTTTATATTGAAGATAAGTTGTCTTTCTTCTGGATTAATAACCCAATGATAACGTTTTCTACCACTTTCTAATACTATATCAGGACAATCATCTTCTATAATTCCTTCTTCTTGTAAAGCATCTTCAAAGAACTTCTCTAAAAGCCACATATTGGACACATCAGGCATATTTCCTCTTTTAATCTCATATATATCACATGAAATACTCAAATATTTACCAGAAGGAATTCTTATAGTTGTTAATTGTTCTTTTATATATTTTCTAAAATAATTATGATAATATTCAGCTACATTTTTTCTTAATCTCCAATCAAGTATTCCTGAATATAAGTCTTGACCATTAAGCATCCAAGTATTAGGCTTTCCAGCTTTATTTGTATTTTTAAGGAGTCTATTATTCTGATTATCAGAACAATACATTTTACCAAGGACTATAATTGGAGTAGATTTTAAAATAGATTTATATTTTAAAGGTAGTTTTTCTCTATCTTTCCAAAGCCAATATTTTGGATTAGTTTTTTTTGATTTAATATAGTAATTTTCCCATTGAGGTATTACTACTTGCATTATATAAGATTTACGATTTGATTTTTAAGACTGTCATATCCAAATTTAGCTACATAATCAGATGGATCTTTAGCCATCTCAATTGGTAGAAAAATAAAAGGTAAATCATATACTTTATTTATTTTTAATGCTCCTTTCATTCCTACTTTATCATTATCCATTAATACTATTATTCTTTTATATTTACTTTTTAAATATGTCATTATGTTTTCAGGAATACCAGTTAGTTCTGCATTTGGAGCTACAGATTCATAACCTAATTTAGATAACACAATAGCATCTTTTAAAGCTTTTGTAATAAATAATGTATCAGATTGATATTTTAATTGCTTAAATCCTTGTATGATATTGATATCTGTATTAGATAACCATTTTAAATCATCATAAGGTTGATAAATTTTCCATTTTTCTATATTATTTGTATTATCAAAATAATATCCAAATGAAAGAGGAGCTGAAATGTAATGTTTCCATCCATTTTGATTAAAAATATAAAATGATTTTAGAGCAAAAGTATCATAATAATTTAAATCTTTAACACTTATAGAATATTGGTCATACCAATATCTTTTATGTGTAGTTTTATTCCAGTCAAGAAGTTCTACTTTTATTTCTTTTTGTACTATTGGTTGATATAAATATTCATTACCAAATAGTTTTATTTCTTTGTTTAAAAGAGAACTAACTTGTTTACTAGAATTAAAATTTAATTTTAAATTAAAATCATTTGTAATGATATCTAATGCTTCATAATAGTTTACACTATATTTCTTCATTACATATTCAAAACAATTTAACTTTTCTTCTTCTCTAAAATCAGTATATTTTAATTTACCTTGATATAAAGAAATACAACAACTTGGTTTATTATCTCTTGTTAATTCACTTGAGAAAGCAAAACCTAAAGTATTGAAATTATTAATATAATACTTAAAAATATCATACTCCGTTATTAATTCCAATATATTCTCTTTTGTTGCATCTTTTATACCATACATAATTTAATTATTAGAAAGGTGGAGCTTCTTCTTTCTTAGCAGGAGTACCTGGTGCATTAGCCATTTCTGGTCTAACATAGATATCATACTTAGGATTAGTACTTAAAGTACTTGGTTCAGTGCCATCTAATTCAATAAAATTAGGGAAATTAGGAAAACCAGTAAATGCTTTACCTGATTTCTTAGCAACTGTCCAAACAATCTTTAATGTAAACTTCATTCCTGCTGCTTTAGGAATAATTTTAGTTTTGATATTTTCAATAAAATCTTGAAAATTACTAGCTGCACAACTATCTAAATACTCATCTCTACTAACTACTTTAGTAAAAATATGTAATAAAGTTCTATTAGTAGCTGCAATAGCCCATTCTTCAGTACTATCAAAGAAAGTAATAGTAAAAATTGCACCATTACTTTGTTTAAATTTTAATTCTGCTCTACCAGTATTAACTTCTCCTGTTGTTGAATCTTTATGAAAATCTAATGATAAGATTTCATTTCCTTTTACTTTTTCTCCAGTAATTACTTGTGCATAATTACTATCTGCTGGAATAATATTCCCTTCTGCATCTTTGTTTTGTCCGTACATATTTATTTAATTAAAAAGGTGTTGATGATACTTCTTTTTTTGTTTCTGCATTAGCAGGTGTTGTACTAGTACTTGTGGAAGAATCACTACTATCCGTAGTTTTTTCTTCGACTTTTGGAGTTACATCATCTTGTAATACATAATTTGTCACATTTGTTTTTATTCTTAAATTTTTAAGTTGAGGATGTTTAAATATTTCTTTAACATCTGCTTTACTAATTCCATACTTTTCTTCAATACTTCCTAATTCTGGATTATATCCAGTATCACCTTTACATCTTGTAATACCATTGTTTAAGTCACTAATTAATTGACTTAAAATGATAATTGGTTTTTCTACTACTGCCATTTTTTAGTTGTTAAATTTATCAGGATATATTAATCCCCAGTTTATATTAATTAATTCATTACTTACAGAATCATAATCTGCTATTTTTATGTCTTGACCTTTTAAATGATCTGGTCTAGCACCACAAGTTATTTCATCAGAAGTTTTAAAACTAATTCTTAGTTCACTATTATTACCTCTGTAAACATAACCTACAGCATCTGCACCTGCACAAGCAATAGTTTTTAATTTTCCTACAAGATCTAAATCTTTTGCACTAACTTCTTTACCTGCTTTATTTATAATATTCTCTTTAAGATGACCTATTAAAATCAATCTTGGTGTTAATTTCTTTAATTTCTCTATATATTCTTTAAAAACAACTCTAATATAATAATATCCTGCACCTCTAGGTAAATCTAATATATCTGTTACATCAGATGTAGATCCCATTGGTGTAGATTTATACAATTCTAAAGCAACTGGATTTAACATATCTTCAAATTCTGTTGCTGTATCTAATGTAATAAAATCATATTTCTTACCAGTTGTTACTATTTCTCTTCCTATTTCTACTAAATAAAATTTACCTTCAGCTATTCTTTCTTCTTTTTTACTTGCTTCTTCCTCTACTGGTGGCTTAATACCAATAATATTAACACTTAATGAATTTAAGAACTTTGTTCCTTCTTCTAAATCAAGTATTAGATTATTATCTAAAGTATTAATCAAATTTGTTTTACCAACTTTAGGTGGTCCATAAAGTATTAAAACTTTAGGATCTTTAATTGGTAGTAACTTTCTATCTAATGGTAACATATTTATTTTGTTTGTTGTTTAACTAATTCTCTTAAAATTATTAAGTTTGTAATTGCATGATCTAAATGTAATAAACCACTTTCTTCATCTGTTATTTCTCCTTTTCTCCATGCTTGTACATGTCTAAAAGCTGCACTTAAGTATCTTTTTATAGGTGTAACATGTTTCCAATTATCAGCACCATATTTTCCAGCACCATAAGTAAATACATTAGCTATACCTTCTAAAGCTTCCGCAGGTATTAAATCATAATCTGTTTTACCAACATCAAATTTAAGACCTATTGTTTTTTTTATTTCTTCTAATTTTTGTTTAGCTAAATCTAAGTCTGTCTCTTTACCCATATCCCGTTTTCTTTTTTAAAATAAGATTTACTATTTGTTAAATTTTTAGCATAATTATAAGCTTCAAGATTCATCTCTGTAGCTTTAGGTAATTCTCTAAAAGTACCACATGGTCCAATAAAGTTTAAACCAATATTAATATTAGGTTCTCCATCTCTATTTTCTAATATTTCACAATTTCTAAAACTATTACCTAATTTAGTTATATCATAACCTTCAAATTGCTGAATACCATTTCTATAAGGAGAATATAAAGCCATAATAACATTAGCATCTCTAGTAGTATATTTACTATCTCCAAAATCTCTCAAAGTAGGTGTTAATCTACCAGATTTATGTCTTTCATCATTATCTGTATCAAAAGTTAATTGTTGAATAACTACTGGTGTAATACCAAAATTATTTCTTAAACCAACTAAATATTGAGATAATTTATCAATATTTTGTTTAGTAGTAAAACCTCTTTCTTCAGGTACTAATGCAATATGGTCTATAATAACTAACCAATAAAGATTTGGATTATTAGGAATATATTTATCAAATCTCATAATAGGAGCACCATTAGGATCTTTGTTAATATTCTTTTTAATAATTTGACCTCTATCTTCAGCTTTTTTCAACAAATAATTTCTAATCAGTTGTGTTATCTTAAAGGTTTTTTATCCTTTAATTCTATATATTTCTATATAGCTCGGCATATGTTTTCATCTACGTCTTTACGTTTAGATGTTGAGGTCTCTTGGGTATATTATATTCTATATATACTAAGTGCTTTTTCCACATTATTTAAATAATATGAAATTCTTTAGTAAGTCACTGTTTATACTTTTTAATATAGTTTCAATACCTATGCTCTGCCCCTGGTTATAATTTTACTTAATAACCTTCGGTTCAAGTTATCTACAACATTACTTGTTTAGACTTTCTTGCTTAATTCCTCAATATACAACTATTATTTCTAATAGTCAGGGCATGTTGAATAAATCCAACATAACAAAATAAACAATTTTGTTGTTTACTAAAATAATAATTCTGTTCATCTAAAACTTTATAAAATCTAGCTTTATTATAAGCTAAAGTAATATCTCCATTAGAAGATATTCTATATATTCTATAATTTAATGAATTAATCTTTATACTCTCTTTTAATAATATTAATAAATTAGAATTTGAAGGTATTACTAAAAAATCCCTAACTAAATATCGCTTATTTTTAATAGCATTATTTATTACAGATCTATTACTAACTTTTAATATATTTATAGCATCTTTTACAAAGACATTATTATATATTAACTTACCTGTATAATCATATATATCTACTTTATTACCATTTAACGACCAAGGATTTATTAATCTTCCTTCTTCATATGCTTTTTTAACTGCATTACTAATCCTTTTCCTATCTTCTAAAGATGGACTTCTTGGATCTTGTACAATATTAAATTCTGGTTTTAATAAATCTATATAATGTTTTTCAAATTTTAATAATATTTCTGAACTAATATTCAAAGGAAGTGTCCTTACAATATTAATTTCAAAAGTATTATACTTATTATAAGCTCTCTGTAAATGAGAATTTCCATGACAACCTTTCTTTAATCTATAGAAATGATCTTTAATTCTAAAATAGAAATTTACAGTTGAACCTACATAAAGCTTATTATTAATTTTTACTGAATATATTACTACTTTCTTATTATGTTTTTTGTAATCTAATGTCATTTGACAAAGTTACAACTATTTATTCGATTTTCAAAATTTACCCGTTGGATTATCTGGCATATCATGAACAGTAAGATATTCTTCTATTCTTTCAAAATATTCAGCATAATTCTTAGTAATATCATATATTTCTTGAGTACATCTATTTTCACCTTTAGATAAAATAGTATTAGTATCTACAATAAGTCCATAATCATTCCATATAGCTCTACATACACCTTTAATCATTTTAGTTTTACTATCAATTTCATAAGAAAAATAGTCTATATCTAATTGAATATCAGTATCTGGATTTTCTAATATATAATCTAATGAACCATATAAAAATATATCATCTACAAAGGATGTTTTACCAATTTTAGTTCCAGCACCAGTTAAATAATAGGTACTTTTTTGAATATTAGGAAGATGTTTTCTTAATCTTGTAAATGGTATAGGTATTCCTTTATTATTACCAGCAATACCACCTTCAATAGCTTCTAAAATACTTTTAAACTTGTTTATTTTCTCTTCTGCCATTATATTTGTTGATGAAATGCACCACCACCTGCTTCTAAATTGTTTCTATAAACTTCTCTAGCAGTTAAATCCCCTAATAAAGATGCTAAAGGTGAACTTTTACCATCTTTATCAATAAAATATTGAGCTGCTACAGTATATTCCCAATTCTTTCTTTGTCTATCTTGCAAATACATTCTTGTAACTTCAATAATATCTTCTTTTGTATATTGTTTATATTTTTTAACAAATGTTTCCATTCTTTTAATACAAACTTCTCTATCAGATTTTATAGGTACACCAACATTTCTTACATTAGTAGGAAACAAATTTAACCATTCATCAATCCAAGAAGCTACTTGTTTAGTATATTCTCTTTCTTTAATTAATTGTCTAAATTTAGGTTTAAGTTCAATTTTATCATCTAATATTTTAATATAACCTAAAGTTTGTAAATGCTCAAGAATATTACTAGGAATAGTAAAAGGATAAGATTTACCTACATGTAAATAATATAAATAACAAAATGTACTTGGTGTTAATTCTGCTTTTTCTATTAAATCTATATCACAATCTATGATCATATTTATGTCTTCTTTCTTCTAGTTCATAATCTTCTCCACATTGTTGTAGAGCATAATATTCTTCAATATCTTTAGGTAAACAAAGAACATTGAAATCTTTAGTTACATTTACAGCTATATCAACAGAATTTCTGATAATATCAGGATATTCTAGTAAAACAAACTGTAACATTACTTTTAATTGTTCTTGAGTTACTCTTTTTTGTTTACTTATATCAATTTGCTGTTCCATCAAAATAAAGTTAATTGTTTATCAATAATATTATTAATTTCTTTATTAGCTTCTTTTATATAAAAAGAATAATCAATATTATAATCTTTAAAATCATTAAGTTCAAAATAATTATTAAAAATAGTTACTTGATAACCTTTATTAATAATTTCATCAGAGCCTTTAGCATATTTTTTAATAAAACTAGCACCAGGTTTTGATATATAATATCTTACATTTTTTTGTTGTTTTTCAATTTTAGTATATCTTAAACCACAATGATTATAATCTAATTCATGAGTTTCACCCCAATCATCTCCTTTAAACTTTTGTCTACCACAAAAATTATAAATATCAACATTATTTTTAATAGTAATATCTACAGGTATATCATTAATAAAAAATTCTAATAAAGCTATTCTTATAATATTAAATGAAAAATCTTTATGATATTCACCATCTTTTATTAATTCAGAATTAACTTTAAAAGCCCCTTTTTGTTTAATTTTACCTTTAGTAGTTATAGCTATATAATTATTGACATCTCTTATAATCATTTTAGAATATTCAACATATTCTAATGTTAATCTTGAATATACTTCCCATTTAGCACAAATAGCATAATATAAAGCTACATCATTTTTATGTATTTTAATAGTAACACCATCTGTATTAACTTGTAGCATTGTTAAATTAATTTTAGAATTTAATTCTTCAAATAACATACTAAGTAATAATTGTCCATTTAAAGTAGTTTTAAGAGTATAAATAGGATCTTTTAAAAAACTATGATCATCATTAGATTTACCATATACACTATTAGCAGATAACTTAAAACCATCTGCCATAATCATTTCACCTGCTTTTTTAGCAGCTAATCTTGGTTTTACAATACCATTTTCATATACTTCACAAAATTCTTCTCCTAAATGTTCAGGATATAAACTATTAACAATAGCTATACTTGGATATAGTGATGCTACATCAGCATCTATAATTAAATAATCATTATCAGCTTCATATATTCCTGGTTTAATACAACCATGAATACCACCTAAACCATAATCATATTTAAATCCTTTATAAACAACAGATTCTTCAATAGCTCCTTTAATTTCTGTAACAACTTTATTTTTAAGAGTTATTAACAACTCTTTAAATTCATTAGTTGTAAACATTATATAATCAAATATACAGTCTTTTAAAGCTATTACAGGTCTTTCTGAACGTAGTTTCTTAATATCCCAAGGATTAGTATCAGTAGCTTCACAATATAGCTTTAAAACTAATTCCTCACCTATTTTACTATCTGGATAATTAATACATTTTAAACCATATTTAGAAAACAATCCTTTTCTCAAATTAATTTTATCAATACTTAACTTATAAAATGCAAATGTAGCTAATACATCATTCATATTATATTCAAGTATTTCATCAACTTGTCTTAAAGTTATATTTTCATAATCATGTTCTATAGGCATATCCATAACATTTGGAAATCCCATTGCTATTTCTAAAGATTTAAGGCTAGTCATTCTAGCTTTATTATTAAAATGCCATAATTTGAATAAATCTAATTGTGGTATAATAATATCTTTATCTTTTATAACATTAGGATTAAAACCAACATTATGATTTTGCCATTTAATTATATCTTGTGCTTTATTATAAATATTATCTATAATTATAAGTCTTCCTTTTTTACCATAAATTCCTGGCATAGTAAGTATATAATGAATAACAGGATAATCAAATCCTATATTATTAAAACCTATCATACCTTTACATTTTCTTCTTAGATGAGCTTTAAACCCTTCTATATCATTTCTTTCCTTATGTATTACAAATTTTACTTTCTCTTCTGTATCTACATTTATAGCACTATATGTAAAACAACTTTTAAGTGTTTCAATATCATATACCCATAAACCTCTATCTAATTTTGTTTCCATATAAGAAAGTTAAAAAAATAAACAACTAATAATATCTTATAATATTATTGTTATTATCCATTAATGTCACTACAGAATACTCATTAAATAATCTTTGTTGTATTTCTGTAAAAAATTCACCATTAGTAAAAACATCTATTTCAGACATTTGTAAACTAATTTGTTTTCCTGTTTTAATAAAAATAAATAAAATTAACATTTGTAATAATGTTATTGTATTTGTATTTAATCTATTAATAAAATTTTCTCTTGTCATTTTAAGAAATAGGGGGCTATTAACCCCCTACAATTGTTTTAAATAAAATTTATGTTTCTATTAGAAACGAGACTCCATAATAGAAGTGATTTGCTCAACTTCACGTTTAGCAACTGCAACTGCATCAGTAGCATCAATGATTTGACGTGCTGTAGCTTTTGGATTTGAAGCCAAAGCTGCTAATGCTTTCTCAGCAGCTGTAACTGCTTTACCTGCATTGTACTTATCATTTTCAAATTGCATTTTGTTGTCTGCAACTTGTTCAGTCAATGTTGCCATTGCTTTTTCTCTGTCTGTTTGCGCTAATAACGCACCTGCTAAATCAATTAATTTTGACATTTTGTTTTTGTTTTTTGTTATTAAATAATACCCTTAGCTTTAAGAGTACTCACTGATTTTTTGTTAAAACTAGTTGGGATGCTAGTGTCAACTGTTGTAAAAGAAATAGGAGCTGAAGAACCACCATTTTTTAATTCAAAGAATTCAGGTTTAACATATGCTGTATCACCTATTAAATCTTCATCATAATCATGTCCAACAACTTCTACTTCGATATCACCATCTTCATCTACTTCAGATATAACCATCATTTGAGCATACTCATTTGTTCCGTTATATTCTAAATGTGAATCTGGCTTACCTACTATAATATCACCTTCTTTAAACATTTTATTATATTTTTATTGGGATTTATTACAGCTATTAATTTCAATTATAATACATTGTTACTACTTTAATTAATATAACAATACTAATAATTAGTATTGTTAAAAATGGTAAGTATACAGTATATTGTTTTCTTTTTAATCTTTTCATATTTTTTGATTATACATCAGTAGAGGGATTCCCACCCTCACCACTGTGTTTAATTTCTACTTAAAAAACAGCCTTCTATAGCCATTAAATTATACAGATGTTAATCATCCTTATCTGGTACATCTCCAAACAATACTCTCTCTAAATAATACATAATATAAACTATATATAAAGATAAAGGTCCTAGAAGAGTAAATTTGAGATATAAAATTACTAATTCTTTTGTTGTAAAATAGTTTTTATCAAAAGTTTTAGTACAAGTAAGGATAGTGAAGATAAGAAATCCTATCAACAACCAACCAAAAATGAGACATAATGTTAAAATAATCATAAATTTTAAACTTTTTTAATTAATTGTTAATAAAATATCTAAAAAGAGGAGTAAAAACTCCCCTATTTAGTCTAACCAGAAAACAAAGTTTAAAAGTAACCAACTTTTAAACTACCACTATACTTGAACACATAGTATTTTTATATTCCTTAACGGAACAAAGACATTCTCACAATTTTATTATTTACTCCAGATTGAGAACCTGTTATATAAACTACAAATACATTACCAGTATCTATAATACTAGCATTAATAGTTGTATCTAAATATAAAGCTTTAATAGCTGTAATAGGCATTATAATAGCTTTATGAACTACTAAATTAGCAGAATTATTAGTACCTACCCAATTACTTGCATTAATATTACAAGTATCTAAGTTATAACTATAATCTCCACTACCAAAACCACCACTAAATGTATTATCTGAATTAAATAATAAAGAATCATATCCCCAATTATAATCTTGTGGATAACTATAACTTACTGAGCTATATTGCTGAGTATTATAATCATATACAATTTGTAATTGACCTATAAAAGAATAGGATTTAATAACTGTAGAACTTATTCTTTGTGAATTAATAGGTTCAATTGCTTTTTCTTTTTTGCAACCAACTAATAGCATAATAGTTAGTAATAATAATAAATTTTTTTTCATAATATTTGTTTTAAATTAAATTAGTTGGGACACTGAGACTCGAACTCAGGACACCTAGGTCTTCCACCTAGTGCTCTACCAACTGAGCTATATCCCGTTGTTAGTCTATATTTTCATTACTTACTAATATGACTAACAATACTTTGGTTAGATGTATGTTCATTACTTACTTATACTCTAACTAAGCCTTACTCTTTTTACGTCGGGTAAGCCTTGACCTTCTTTTGGTATTAAACCAATATTTTTATTTATTCTTATAATTCAATAAATATCTTGTTTTTCTTGCAGAATTTTTATTTTATTTTGTAGAGGATAAGAGGTTTGAACTCCTAATATAGCTTTAGAAGAGCCATGTGATATCCAGTTTCACTAATCCTCCAATATTATTAAGTTAAAGATAACTTTCAAATTTACTCATTATCTTTAACACCAATTATTTATACCGTTTGCTTTCTCCCCATTGGAGGGTTCTCTTAATTACTGTAACGGAATAGCCCAGCTCCTATCTACTTACTAACTGGATGCAACGCAATGATAGATGCACATATTTTTAATTATAATGAATCTTCTTAGAAGATCTAATAACATTATATTTAATATAACATTCAGTTTTGTATTCAACTTTTTCAAGTTTACTAGCCATAAGATTTTCAAAATCTGAAATATCTCTTATAAAATGATCTTTAGCAGATTCATTTTCTAATCTTTTAGATCTTTCAAACTCAGTATAACTAAGTCTTAATTCTTGAGCATTTCTTGTTTTAAGATCTCTAATTTGAGATATTTCACGTAATCTCTGAGCAGGATTATAAGGAACTATAGATGCTCCTGTTACAGTTAAGGTAGGCATACAATAATGTTTTCTACCTGAAGTATGTTTTCTGTTATTAGTATTTGGTGCTGATATCATAATTTTAGTTTTAGTTTAAAAAAGTTACTGAACTACCACACCCCCAATTAGGAATATGATCTTTAAAAGCTTGTCTAAAAGATTTAATTTCATCTTTATTAAAAGACTTTTTATATTCTTCTTTTAAAGTTTTAAGCTTTTTCCATTCTTCAGGAGTTTTAACAAATTCTTCTCTATTAACTACCATTAAAGGTGGAACTAATTTTAATTGATCCAATAACATTGGTCTTGTTAAATCAGCATTAGATGACATTAAATCAATTAAAGTAGAATTTTCATTTTTAATTGAAGGAGAAAATACCTCTTTAATTTTAATTTCATCACCAACTTTAGTTTTAACTTTAATAAAAGTACCAGTTAATAAACTAGTAACATAATCCATTCTTCTGTTTTGTTGTTTTTGTGCCATATTATTTCTTTTTAAATGAGTTCAAGTTTTTTCATTTGTTGCATAAATTTTCCTTCTTGTAAATTAAAACTACCAAATTTCAATTGAAATGGTAATGTTTTAAGTACCATACTATCATTAATACAATTAGAATAAAGTTCACAAATAGAACTAAATTCATTTTCAATAATAATATTAGCATTAATATAAGAAGTTAATCTACCATTTTGGATAGATTTAAGCATAACAATTTTAGTATTATCAGCAGATATATTAACAACTGAATAACCTTTTTGTTTCATTAGTTCAATTTTTTGATTCAAGATTGAGGTTTGCATTTTAAGGTTTTTTAAGATTAATAATTTGTTAAAAGTACTTATAAAATCTAATAAGTATTATTATAACTTAGCGTATATCAGGCACTGTTGCAGCCAGCATCAGGATCGTGAAATAATAACATATTAAACGGTGTGTGTTCCCTTTAATCTACTAATAATACTAATTCTTGTTGTAATGCTTCCTCAATTTCTTTTTCAATTAAAGGAGGAACTTCTAATTTTCTAAAATCTTCTATTCTATAATGATATTCATCACCACTTTTTAATTGAATAGGATTTATTTTTTCTTCAAATGTAATACCTACACCATGAGTAAATTGTTTAATTCCTCTAACTGTAAGTCTTTCACCTAAAGCAATACTAGGACTTATACCTTCAGGTAAAAATATAGTATCATATTTATTTACACATTCTACATAATCTCCTGGTTTCATAATTTCTAGTTTTTAAATTTTTTGCTTTTAAATATTTCGTAAATGTTTGAATTTGGATAGTCCTCATCTATTCTATGATAATGAGTATAAATTCCAGAGATAATTTTATTATTATGAATGGCTACATATCCATAAACCTCCTCATTAGTTTCCTCTTGTTGTTTGAATGTTACAACTCCGTTGGTTTTTAATGGGGATTTGAAAGTTATAACATCAATTTGTTCTTTACATTCAATACATTCACTATAACATCTATAAGCACCGCATTTACTTGTAGCATCAACAATATCAGTTACGTCTATTGGTTTTGAATAATCGGGAGGTAATGCCATTTTTATCTTTTTCAACTCACTTTCACTTATTTCGCACGGTTGGAGGGATATATACCAATAATTAAAATCTTCTTTATTCCAGAAAGCGTTTTGAAATGAGCTACGTTTAGGCATCTCACCGCCTTTCATTACTCTGTTGTTTATTAAATAGTAGTTCATGTTATTTGTTATTTAAATAGTTTTAATGTGAATCAGTTGTTCCATGTTTTTCACCATAAGTTAAATAATCAGGATTAATAACTTTTGATATTCTTTGCCTTTCTCCTGAAATATCTTTTACTACAACTCCTTCATGTGGTATTTTAGTACCATCAATAAAATTATTAAATACTAACTTATCCTGTATTTCTTTACTCCACTTTCCAGTATATAAATATTCAACAGTATCACATATTCCAATTTCACCATTTAATATTTGAAAATGATTATCTGATAAATATTTACCATCTAATTGAATATCAAATAATTCTAACTTATGTTCTTTATATCCATAGTCGTAATTTTTTTGTATTCCTTCTCCAAATATCTCACCATAAATAACTAATCCTAAACCAAAATGAGAAGGATCAAAATTACTTTTAACATAATTCCAAAGTTTTTCTTTTACTTCATATTTTTTATTAATATCACTCCAAACATCAGTTGAATAAAAACCTTGTGAATCTGAACCTTTTTCTACATTATGAGAACCATAAACGTATTCATAGCCAATCCATTTATTACCAAATAGTTTTTTAATCATGTCAATAAATGAAAGTTTTGATTTTTTAACTATTCCATAACGTGCATTTGTACCGTGAACTTTACGAGTAATAACAACGTCATTAGTTTCATTAAACATATTTGGTACATTTTTTTGATTTGGGAATTTATAATAAATTTGAAATTGTGGATTTTCTCTATATTTAATAGTTTTACCACTTGCTAATTGAATATTTTTAACTGGTGGTTCGTATTTAAAAATACCTAACTCATTCATTAAATCTTTACCTTCTTTAAATAATTTAGTATTAGGCATTAAAATACATTCAGAATAAACACCTCTTAATTTAACAGTTCTTACTCTTGATTTATTTCTAAGATAATTAATAACATTCCATTTAGTTGCTAATTCTTCTGGAATAACAGCGTCTGTTGTAACGCAAATTACTAAATCATTTATTTTATGTTGTCCCTTAGTTGTAACAGAAGTCCAGCCATCTACAGTTACTAATTCAATTTTATCAGCACCTTCAATAGGTTCAATTTTGTTTACTTTGCTTATAAAGCATACTGAGTTTAAGTTTTCCATAATTATTTATTTATCAGTTAATAGTTGGGGGTTGTTATTAAGGATTAAATGATTTAAATTTTGAATTTATTTCACTTACTGATAATTCAGTATGATTAACGTAATTGTTAATTGTATAAAAATTACCATTGTCATAGCAACTACAAATAGCCTTACCAATATCATAATGCACAACTGAAAATTTACGTTGATTAGCTCCTTGTTTTTGTAATGTTAATACAAATAATTTAGGTTCAATAGTTACTTGTGGCAATTTTAATTTTTTAATTCCTAGCATAATTATTTATTTATCAGTTAATAGTTGGGGGTTGGTTATATCTTCATTATTACTTTTTAAATGCTCTTGAAACTGTTTTCTTGTCATTCCTATTCCAGTTATTATAGCTTGTGGTTTTTCATTAAATGGAATATTATCGAAATTATCATCATCCAAATCGCAATCAATTAATCTTAAAATATCTAGGACATCTTCAAGAGTTTCAACTATTGCATAATCTCCTATATTTTCTCTGCAATTTTTAAAATCAATTTGATAATAAGTATATACTGTTTCTTTCTTCTCCATAGTTAGTCTTGTTTTTGAGAGTTAGTAATTAATCTTAATTCTAATCCACCATTTAAAATATGCCCTAATGAATCAAAATCCCTTCTTTTTTTAAGTAATTGTTTTAATGTTGGACGATACCATTCTTTAGTAGGTAAAACACTAGGGGCAATATCTTTATAAAAACTACTTCTTGACATTGCACCACAATCGCATCTAATAAACATGGGGGTTACTCCAGCATCAATATCTTTTGTTTTTGTTAAGTGTCCGTTTTCACATACATAACAATTAACTCTATTAGTTAAATCAATGCTTGTGTAATAATCTTTTGTTTCAACATCTTTTAATAATGCTGTAAA